GCATTATACTGCCTCTGGTGGTGGTCCAACAGGAGCGCCTGCTGCTCCATCCTCTAGTCCAGCTTCATTCTCAACCGCTAAGTCCTCTTGAGCTTGGTTGACTAGACGTTGAGTCTCGGCTTGTTCAAACACCGCAGCATTATCAGAGAACAGATCAAACCTTTGTAGTTGTAATGTATCTTCAATAAGCCTAGACATTGATTTGCCTGATATATGAGGTGAGACACTAGCCCACAAGTTACTGTTAGTTATACCTGTTAAGTTCTGTAACAACTGTGCTCTTGCAGCAAAGTGTCTTGCACCTACAGGACGTAGCTTACCCTTAGCTGTGATGTCGTCCTTCGTAACCTTCACGAAGTCAGCAACACCTAAGTCATCATCCATTACACGAACTACATCAGCTCCGTTCATGTGACGCTTAGCTACTTCTAACATATTGTTTAATACTTTCTCAACCAGCTCTAGTTCAAACTGTGTAGTCTTCTCTTGGAAGATACGACCTGCTGCATTCTCTAAGCTCTGAACTTCAAAGGCAGTCTTCTCACCCGGAGTTCGTATGCCCATTGCTTGCTTAGGTGCACCTGCCATCTCTTCCATCAATGCTAAGATACGATCAATCTCGAAGTTAGCTTGGAAGGCTTGAGCTGCTGGAGCTAGAGGTGTAACATCACCACCTTCTCCTATGTGTATCTCACCGAAAGGTTTCCATTCAAACTCATCAACATCACCTACAATCTTTAGAGGTGGTGCTAAGATCATGTCACCAATATCAGCCTTTAAGTTCTCAAGATGATCTACTCTATACTGCAAGCCTACTAAGTTATCTAGTGGACCCATTGCATATAGATTGTTCTGACGTTTACGCCAGCCTGTCATCACCTTGTAGCCTCCACGTTTCCATGCAGGGATAGGTTCTTTACGTAACACTACTCGTCTGTCGATGATAGTGATGATGTGATCTTGTAACAACTGACCACTCTCCATATCATATATAGTACCTTCAAGCTCTAAGATTTCTACATAACCACTACCGTAGTATTCATATAGATCACCGAAGCCATCAATAGTATAGGCTGAAGCCTTTCTGAAATCATCTACATTGTAGCCACCTACATTAGTTCTGAATTCTTTAGCTGCTGCTACTGCATCTCTATAGTATTGATCAGGGGAGTTAGCTGCATTAAGCTCTAGCTCACCAATGGTTGTAATAGAACGTGTAATCTTTGGAGAATTCTGAAAGCTAACAGCCGTAGGATCAAACACTATATCCATTGGATCTATACGAACCATCTTAGGTCCAACATATCCGGGAATAGTCTCACCCGATTCAGGATCTTCTTTACTCTCATCCACCCAGATAACGTCTGCAATAGATACACCATAATCAATGTAATCTAAGATCAGGCTGCTACATGTAGTACGGAAGTCACCCTCTCGTACCTTGTTACTCATGTATGCTTGGATAGCATTTCTCTTACCGATCTCTTCGTCATCTAGTGTATAGCCTTCCCACTTCATCCACTCATCATTAGGAAAGAGTGCACTGTTATAGTTGGCATGTAGGTTATCACGTATCTGACACAACTTAGGAAGTGTTGTTCTGTTCTTCCAAGGAAGAGATTGACCTGAAGTGCTACCCGTATCTGTAGCAAATACATAGTTACGTATCTCTTCTTTCTCAGCCAACCAACCAGTACGTTGATTGTTCCAGTTGTCCCACTTCTCTGTTACGTTAGCTGCAAGGTCATCACTTGCTAGCATGTTCTGTATTGCTATTACATTGTCTTCAATCATTTGAAACTAATGCCTCCGAACTTCTTATCAAAGACCGCGATGTTAGAATTTCTCTTCATCTTAGAACCTCTGCGTTGTTTAGGTTTGACTGCTATCTCAACTACAGATGCCAGACAGTCTTTAATATCATCGTGTTGTGGTCGAGACAATACAAGCTCTTCTTCAAGTGCTGGTATGTACCCACCTTTATAATGCCACATAGATAGATTCTCGTAACGTGGTTCTAATGCAGCAGCCATACGCTCTTGCTTATTACCTTGATTACGGTTAGGTCTATGTTCTTCAATAGATAGACTGTCACCATTCTCTCGTATACGATCTTTCAAGTCTCCTACGATAATTGCCTGTGCTGTTGTTACCTCAGCTCTTAGCTTCCTAAAGTCCCAGTGGGAGTGGAGGTGTGTAATCTTATCATAGTATGTTGAAATCTTATCTGTTCTGAACCTGTCAATATCTAGTACATAGACGTGACCATCAGCAGCTATACCTATAACAACTATAGCTGTATAATCCGCTGTGGTTCTTAAACTAAATGCAAAATCCATTGCTGCATATACGTTCAAGACTTTATCTTTATACCACCACCGACCACTCTCTTGTCTTAAATGTTTCTTATCATAGTATTGAAACATTGAATAGCTTAATCTATTAGATGAAGGATCATTAGGATCATTATAATACTGAGCATAGAACTGAGTCCTATCTGTGTACATAGCACTGATTCGATCCAGTTCCCGTTTATCAAATCCAAATGTCTTACCATCATCTCTTGAGCCGCGTGGCCATAAGAATGCACCATCTGTTTCTACCACCTCTTCAAGGATACTCCAGATAGATTCCTCACCATTGACCTCATCGTTCTCGTCATATGTAGGAACAACCTGCTTCATCCATATAGAATACTGATCAGCCATATGATAGCGTGTACCACATGCTTTAATCATACCACCAGTGTTAAGGATAGAAGCCATCTGGCTCATAGCAGCCGCACACTTTCTACGACCTTCTTCTGTGTAAGCGTTCTCAGGAACCACGACATCATCTGGTACAATGATCTCTGCGTGCCATCCTGTTGTATTCGTTGTAAGTCCAGCTGTACGTACAGTGAAGTCACGTACACCTTCTTCAGCTCGTAAGGGGTGATCAACTGAGATAGCTGTCGTTGCCCACTTAGCTCGCTTCCCTTCATCAGGGTTAATCATCTCAGGCCAGTATCTACTATAGATAGGACTGCCTAACATATTCTTAATAGCATATAGTTGCTGCTCTGCCAAATCAGCCGTAGCTGAGATGTACAGGATAGTTGTATCAGGGTTCTTAGTAACCCACCAAGCAACCCATACAGCTAAGCAGTGACTCTTCAAGTGTCCCCTTGGTAACAAGAGGAGTTGGTTAGGGTGATCTACCTGCATCAACCACTTGAATACTTTCTTGTGTACATCACCATAAAGATACTTAGGGTTGACTAACACAGCAAAGGTATAGAGGTCTGCTTCTGCTAATGCTTTAATTTCATCAATGTCTGACATCTCTTAACCTTTCTAAGTCCGATTGAATAACAGATTTAACAGCGGCTTTTTGTTTCTTCTCGCCCTTCTCTTCTGCTTTCGATGGACGACCAGCTGTGCGTTTCTCTGCCCAGCCCTTCTCTGCTAACCACTTCGCTGCTGTTGGTGACTCGGCAGCATTACTGAGCATACGGGTTACACCCTTAGATCTCATCTTAACTTCCAACTCTTCCCGCCATTCTTCAATGTAAGGGTGAAGAAGCGATGTCTTATTTAACAAACGCTTCCAATGATTCCAACCACCAAGATGCTGAGTAGCAAACTTGTACTCAGTAGGGTCATCTGTTTCTACATATAACCTCTTGATAGACTTGAACACTCTCCCTTTGAACTCGTGATCATCATCCTTTAAGGTATAGATAGCGTGCTGGGGATTGTCATAACAGAGTTCGAGGAACAAACTCTGTGTATAGAAGTTACCATTCTTATCTTTAAACTTACTCATATTAAGTATCCACTGAAATAGTCTTTACAGTACCGTCTCCAAACTTAACCTTGAGATCTCCATCTGCTGAATCAACATACAGGAAAGTCTTACCAGCTGCTGTAGTTGGAACACTTGCACCATCTGTAAGTGTGATGTGTTCCACATTAGATGGCTCAACACCGCCTGCTGTATTCGTAAGAGTAGCACCTCCAGAGATGTCGTAGTT